GAACAAAAAGATTTACTTACATTGGAAGAATATCCACAAGTTAATTTAAGAGACCAAAGAGTACAACAGAATGAAGAACCTCGTAATGAAGGTAAGTATATAGCTGAAATGCCTAATGGTGCTTGGTGTGTTATTAGTCATGATGATGGAAAAGTTATTAAATGTTTTGACACAGAAAAAGAAGCACAATCTTATTTAAAAAAGAAACCTAAAAAAGCTGCAGCACCAGTAATGGCTGATACTTATACTACTCCTGAAGAAGCTACAGCAAGAGCAAAAGAATTAGGTTGTGATGGCTATCATGTTGTTGACAGAGGACCAGCAGGTAAGTTTTATATGCCTTGCAAAAATGATGAAGACTACGATAAGTTAATAAAATCTGCAAACCCAGATAGAAATACTTCTAGCAATATGTTTATGTATGACACAGTTGAAGCTGCTGAAAGAAGAGCAGAAGAAATAGGATGTTCTGGATATCATGAGCATGATGTAAGAGGAACAACTTACTACATGCCTTGTGCTAGTCACGAGTCTTTTGAAAGAACAAAAAAATCTTATATTGATGGTATCGTAGAAGAGTTAAAAGTAAGTTATGAGGAAGCTGAAGTATTAATGGAATCACAATTTAGTATGGAACCAGAAAATATAAAAGAAAAACCTAAAAAAGATAGAACAAATTTTCCAAGTCCAGGAGATGACAGAGCTGTTAGTATTTCTAATTCTAAATATAAACAATTTCCTTATGGTTATGCAAAAGACCTAAAAGAAAATTGGCCAGAGATTTGGAGACGTGGTGGTAATGGAGGTAATCCTCCAACTTCTTTTACAGGTAATGATGCTTATAGAAATTGGACTAAATACCAAAGTGGCGACAGAAGCGAATCAGTTCTTAACTGGGTTCGTAGAAGAGAACGTTATATGGGAAGACATCAAGGTAATACAAGACTTGCTGGAACAGTAGCAAATATTAAATGGGGTGGCGTTTCTAATATCGGCGTATCTGGTATGAAGAAAGTTATTAATGACCAAAAGAAAGTTGTTAGAGCTAGAAGAAAAGCTGCTGAAAATATGGCTGATGAAATTTATGAAGAAAAATTAGCTGAGACAAAAGCAGTTTCATCTAGAGTAAGAAAAGCTTTAGTTCAAAAAGTAAAAGACCACAACGATAAGAATCCAAAGTATAGAGCAAATCTTAGAACATTAACATCTGTATTTAATAGAGGTGTAGGTGCTTATCGTACAAACCCTGGTTCAGTTAGAGGAAATGTAACAGGAGCTGACCAGTGGGGATTAGCAAGAGTTAATGGTTTCTTAAACGCATTAAGAACTGGTAGATTTAAAAGAAAACCATATGACCAAGATTTATTACCTAGCAATCATCCATTGAGTTCTAAAAAATCTGGAGAGATTGAAGAAAAGGCAAGTTTTGTTAGAGTAGGTCAATCAGTAAGTTGGTCTATTAATAAAGACCCAGACCCACCATCAACAGTACATGGAATAGTAGTTTCTGTTAATAGAGAAAAGAAAGAATCTACAATGCAAGTTTATGCAATAATGGAAGACGGGAGTCACAAAAAAACAGACAGAAAAGTGACTATGCCAATATCAAAACTAAAAGTTATAAAACCCATTAAATAACACACATTTAAAAATAATCTGTAATAATTCTTAATATAGCGTACCTTATTACTGTTAACAGGAGATAAAGGTAAATGTATGAAAAAGAAGTTAAAAATATAGACCTCGAAATCAAATCTGAGACTGAGGGAAAAGTTTCTGCTGTTTTTTCTGTATTTAATTCACTTGACTCTGATGGAGATATAGTTCTTCCAGGGTCTATAAAATCAGGTTTCAAATCTGGTTCTGTACCAATGGTCTGGGCTCATAAATGGGACATGCCAATCGGTAAAGGTTCAATCAAAAGTGATGGAGATAAAGCCACGTTTGAAGGTGAATTCTTTATGGATACAGAATCCGGCAAAGAAGCTTATAAGATAGTTAAGAATATGGCTGACATGCAACAATGGTCATTCGGCTATAGAGTAAATGATGCTGAACGAGGAAAAATTGGCGAAGGCGACGAAGAAAAAGATGCTAGGTTTTTAAAAGACCTAACTGTATTTGAAGTCTCACCAGTACTTGTTGGAGCAAATCAAGATACTTATACAATGGCAATTAAGTCCAACGAAGAATTATTAAAAGAAATTGTTGGTGAAGAAAAAGGTGTACTTGGTCACTCTACATTTTTAGAGAACGAGGAACCTGAAGAAGAGCCACAAGAAGAAGAGAAATCTATAACTGTTGAAGAGTTACTAGAAAGCCCTGCAATATATTTGAAAGAGCTTTACAAACTAAAAGAAGCAATTATAGAAACTCAACAAGAGATTTCAGAAGATGCCCCTAAAGCATTTTCAGAACAAGTCAAAGATGTGCTTGCCGCATTAAACGACTTGATGGTACGAGCTACCGCCATAGCGATGTTGCGTGCTAAAGATGGAAGGAAATTAGGCGAAAAAGCCACTGAAGCACTACGTGCAGTTCAAGAAGACTTACAAGATGCATGGGTCGAATTAGACGCATTCATTGATAATGTAGGTGACACCACTGTAGTGATTGAGGAAATCGACGACGTAGAGGAAGAACTACCAGCTGAAGAACAAGAAGACGTATCAGTAGAAGAACCTGCTGAAGAAGTCGAGGTTGAGTCCGACCCAGAGACTGAACCAGTCGAAGCTGAAGATAACACTGAATCCGTTGACGAAGAGGCTGAAGCCTTATGGTTAGAGGCCCAGCAAAATATTGCTGAGTCATTGGATGCTGAATTAGAAGTAGAAGATAATATATAGGAGATATATAAACCATGAGTGAAGTAGCAAAGCTCAAAGAGCAAATTGCAAAATCTCGTGAAGACTTAAAAGCTGCTTTTGATTCACAAGAAGACGGTAAGTACACAGCTGAAGCCAAAGAGAAAATCAAAGGCTACAACACAGAACTTGCTGGACTTGTTGAGGATTTAAAAATAGAAGAAGCTAAAGTCAAAAACGAGAAAGCTTTAGAGGTTGATAAAGAGCCTGTAAATTCTATACCAAATGTAATGCCAGAGCAAAAAGGTCCACAATCTATTGGGGAACAATTTGCTCAGACAGATGCTTATAAAGCATATGTTGAAAAAGGCGTTAAAGGTGTAGATTCACAAGCTGAATTTAAAACAACTTTAAACACAACAGGTTATCCACCAGAGAGCGTAAGAGCTCCTGGAATCCTAGAGACCGCTCTTCGTAATCCAGACAGCGTTATTGGATTGTTTGACCAAATTCAAACTAACCAAAATGCATATGTCTATCTCGAAGAGACAACATTCACAAACAATGCTGGTTCAGTTGCTGAATCTACTGACATTAGTACATCTAATGAAGGTGCTTTAGCATTTACAGAAAGGACAGAATCCATCAGAAAGATGGCTACTTTCTTGCCTGTAACTGACGAATTGTTAGCTGATGTTACTGGTATCCAAGGATATGTCAACTCACGTTTATCAACAATGATGAAGTTGAACATGGACAACCAATTAATTAATGGTAACGGTTCAGCTCCTAATTTAACTGGTGTATTAAACAAATCCGGAATCAATACATTTGATTACGCTTTACCATACGCTGGAGAATTAGGAAAGCTTGGACAAATCTATCAAGCAATTACAGAAATCAGAAAAGACGCTTTCGTCGAACCTGATTCAATAGTAATGCACCCATCTGACTGGTACGACATCGTAACTTCAGTCACAGAAGTAGACACAAGTGGTTCTAAGAACCCATTATTTGTGGTTGCTGGTGGCTTTGGTGCCGATGCTGCTCCAAGAATTTGGGGACTAAAAGTAGTTCCTTCAACAGTTATTGCTGAAGGCACAATGCTTGTAGGTAAGTTCAGCGGTGGCGACGCAGCTCAAGTAATTATGAGAGAAGGCGTTGACCTAGCTGTTTCTGACAGCCACAGCGATTTCTTCGCAAAGAACCAATTGGCAATTAGATTAACTATGCGTCTTGGTTTTGCGATTTATCGCCCAACAGCATTCTGTACTATTACTAACATATAGTACTGACGGTTTTATAAGGGCGGATTTGTATTCGCCCTTCAAACCACAAGGAGAATTATGAAATACGTTAACAAACAAAATGCAAAAGACCAAGTTGAAAGATTTGGAATGATTGTAAGGGATAAAGATTTTTTTAAAAAGTCTGAAGAGATATTAAAAAATTTTACTATTCCTAAAACAGAGAAGGCAAAAAAAGTTTCTGATGAGGAGAAGGTAGAAAAAGATGCCGAGGGGTAGACCTAAATCATACCGAATGGGTGGTAGAGTTCGCCCTAAAAAAAGTGCTAGACGACGACCTAGGAGAAGATAAATTATGGGTTATGGAAAATATAAACCTAAGAAAGGACCTAAAAAACCAAAGAAGCGTGGGAAGTAGGTTAGGATAGATTATTATGTATACAATATTAGACACAAACGTTTATAAATTACCTGACGGGAAAATCTGGAAAGGTGTTCCAGCAGATTTACCATCAGCTCAAGCAGACTTAATTGCTAAAGCTGGTAAGGAATATCCCACCGAATGGTTAAAAGAGCAAGGCGCATTAGATGCTCCTAAGAAAGCTCCTGCTAAAAAAGCAGCTCCAGCTAAAACTAAAGCTCAAAAACCAGTAGAAGATAAATCCGCTAAGGTAGAAGAATCTAAATCTGAAGACGAATAGGAGGTCATAAATGGCTTTCTGTACTGCTGCTGATGTAGAGACATTTGCCTTAATAGACTTTCATAGTGACTTAGAATCTCATTTAACTAACAATCTAATTCCTGTAGTCGAAGATGCTATTAGGGAATATGTTGGTTATACAGTAGATTACGGAACATACACTGAAACTTTTTCAGGTAACCAAACAAAAGAATACTTTTTAGATGAACGACCTGTTTTGGGAGTCACATCTGTAGTAGAAGATGGAACTACCTTAGAATACGGAAACCAAAAAGATTTTTTATGGTATTCAAATGGTCGTATAAGAAGATTAGGTTCTAGATGGTCATTTGCATATCCAGATAATATAACTGTAAGTTATACTGCTGGATATAACACTGGTGGTGGAACAGGACCTGCATTACCTAACAACTTTAAAGTTGTCACTGCAAGAGCAGCTGCAAGATTACTTGAATCTGCATTAGTTCTTTCAGCTCAACAAGAACCAAATGAAATTGTTGCTCAAAAACCTTTAACAGACCAAGTTGGAAACTTTACTGCCACAGACTCAGAATCTGTTGGGGACTATCAGATTAACTATGTAGGTAACATAGGTATGAACTCAGTAGCAATACTTTCAGGTGCAGACATAAATATGTTGGGACAATACAAAAAAAGTTTTTTTATTTAGCTAAAATATAGGCTATGCCTATAAGAAAAGCACCAACACCAGAAGTAGCAAGAAAAATGTTCTTGCAATTTCCTAATAAAAAATTACAAGATTGGGCTGATGAATGGGGATGCACTGCTGAAAGAGTCAGGCAAATAAAGTTAGAATCTGGTGTCAAGTCTAAATATAAATTAGATATGAGATTAGCAAAAAAGATATCAGAAGATATTGCTTCTGGAAAGCATACTTTAACTTCTTTAGAACTTTATGAAGATTTACCTATTGGTAGAGATGCCTTTATGACATGGATGAGAAAAAATCCTGAAGTTGAGTCTTTAATTACACAATCACAAAATATAGCAAAAAGTAAAAAATTAAATCCTACTAGTAAAGTCTGTAAAAAGTGTAATCAAGATAAAGACATTATTGAATTTACTAAAAGTCAAAAATATGCAGATGGACTTGTTCCATATTGTGTTAACTGTTTAACTAAAAAAACTTCAAATATTTTAAATGATAAAAAATTATGCCTATTATGTAAAAAAGAAAAATCTAGGAGTTCTTTTACTCGTAATAGAAAATACAAAGATGGACTTGTTCCTTTTTGTAAAATTTGTAAATCTAAATCTAGAAGAATGAAAAGAAGCATTGACAGCAAGGTCACTGATACCATAAATTAATAATTCAACTGTTAAAGTGTTGTTATGGTCGGCAAATTAACAACTCGTTTATATACAGACACAATAAATGTACAAACATTGGATGATACTGCTTTAGATGAAAGAGGCCTTGAATCTAATTCATGGCAAACTGCTTTAACAAACGTCAAATGTCACATACAGGATTTAGGTAGTGTTGAAAACAGAAGTGGTCAAAATACTATACTTACAAATTTTATTATTAGTTGTCCTGGTGATGTAAACATACAAGCAGATATGAGATTACAAGATACTGTTGATACTTCAAAATATTATGAAATTGATGGTGTTAGAAAGTCCTTTACAAGAGACAATAGAGTATTGGGGGTAATAGTAACTTGTCATAGATTCGACTGATGGCTTATAGACCTGGTCAGTATGTTAAAGAGTTCTTTAAATCCGGTGGTTTTACACTTACCGATAAAAGCCCAAATTATGGCAAAGGTAAGATACCTTTATTCAAATCATTACGTAATCTACCTAGAAAAGAATTACTTTATGCAGTAGGTTATAACTTATCAACACTAGGAGCATTTGGTGTTGATTTTGCTGCTTTAGGTTCTGTACCTTATATGGTTGGTCAATTTGGAAACAACTTAAATGCTATTAAAAAGAACCTTAGAAATCCCAGTAATGTATTAGGTGGTCAAATACTTAGTCGTCAAAAATTACTAGGTGCAGCAAAAATTGTTGGTAAAATTAGACCTACAATTAGCAGTGCTGTTAAAACGAATACACCAATAGATAGAGCAACAAACATTCTTATAGGTAGGGAGACATCTGCATTATTAAAACAAGCTAGGTCTGTTGGTTCTGGTGGTATAGTAATGAGTTTACTTCAAGAAGTAAATCCTAGTCGAGTGGATAATACTCTTTTAAACCAAGCGCAGATACCAGGAAAAGGCAATGTATTTATTCAATGGCGTAACAGAACATTTGCTGATGCATATACACACGCCCCTAATCCTTTTACTGATAACCCAATTATGCAAGTAATGAGTCGAGAAAAAAATAGAAAAAAAGTTTCTTCTAATATAAAACAAGGCAAAAGTGGTAAAAGAATATTTGAGGGTATTACGTTTGAACAACCTGCAGAATTACCAATTTCAATAGATAAAGTATTGTCAAAAGTTGGTATTGCAGATTCAGACATACTTGAAAAAGGAATGGGAGGAACTCAGAAAAGACTTGCAGATGTTTTAGACAATGCTATAGCTAATCATAAATATCAAGATGACGCAAGAACTATGACATTACCACAAAAAGCTAGAACTGAGATGATGCGTGAAGCAGAATACAATAGAGTTAATCAATTAATTGCTTTTACTCAAACACGTAATTATAAAGAGCTTGGAAGTCAAGGTAAAATGCTTACACCAAGAAATCAAAAAGTAGGAGAAAAAGACCCAGTTACTGGTGTAAGGAGAGCAACTAAAGAAGACAATATACATATTAATACAATTACTGGTGGTGTTACAACAGCTGAAATGAGAAAACAGCAAGCTTTATTAAGAAACAATTTTTTAGTAAGTTTAAATAAAGACGCAGGAAGAAATGGAGCTGCACTGTCGCAATTGTTTTTAAATGATGATGGTCTTAAAGAGTTACAACATTTTTTACAATCATTTGGTCATATGGCATCTGAGCAAGTTCTTAAAGGAGTAAAAGGACCAGCAAATGCAGCTAGATATTTATCACAAGCAATTTTGTCAATAAATGCTGATGTTGTAGGTAAAGAAATTGTAGGTAGAGCAACAGAACGTGAAGCAATAAGAAGATTTTCTAATTGGCTAATGCAGAATGGATATCAAGATACTGGTGCAATACTTGGACAAATGATTAACTTTGACAGAGGTAGAAATAAAAATCTTACACAGGGAGCATTTGCAGTAAGGTCAAGTGAAGCAACTACAATAAACGCGTTTAACAAAGCTGACCAAATTAGCAAATATATAACTGGAACACCACTTGTTACTGAAGCTAGGTTTAGGCCTGCTTCTGGACCTTTTTATGAATCTGAATATTTAAGAGAAGTGACCATGCAGGCAAATAGACATAAAGGGGTTAAGGGTTTAAGAATGCATTCTACTAAATCTAGTGTAATTACTGACGGTATGGTCAATAATATTTATCATGCAGGTAAAGCTGCTGCTCCTACCACAATGGGTTTAGGTCACTCTATAGGTTATATAGATATTGTTACTGGTAAAGTCCCTGGAATAAGTATAACTTATGATTCTAAAGGTAGACCTAAAGTTTCTACAAACCAAAAATTTAAAAACCAAGTTGGAAGTACAAGTCGTGCATTTGCAAATGAAGGTGACACACTCTATGGCAAAGATGTATCTTGGTGGGATAAAAAAATAAAAACATTACATACAAATTATACTAAAGTTGCAAAAACTACTCAAACACATGCACTGTTGAATGCTGCAATAAATGCAAGAGGTTCTAAAAACACAGGCGCTACTAAATTATTTAGAGATGCTGAAAAACAAATTGCAAAACTTCTAGTAGGTATGCAAGACGATGATTTATTAGAGTATGTATTTGGTACTTTTGATTATACAATACGTGGAAAGAGTGGTGGAAAGAATATTGAGAAAAGAGGATTATCTACATTTTCCAACCCTGCATTTGACAGTACTGCAAAAAATAAAGGTAGGTCTCAAAAAATGAGAACATCACATAACTACGTTCCAACAAGAATACAAATTCAAAAATCTATTCATATGCACAGAATGGAAAGAAAAGGTAAAAACGAAAACGACGGTACAGATTATTTATTTAGATATCAAGTATCTGCTGGTGGTATATCATCTAAATCTAAAAAAGCAGATGGCATTAGAGACATATTTTCAATTGAGTTTGGTGGTCCTGCTCATGATAGAAACATGACTCTAGACTCAAGAACTGATGGTATGTTTTATTTGGCATCTAACTTTATGGGTAAAGCAGGAACTAGAGCAGCAGCATTTTTTGGTATTTTTGATACAGGTGGTGGTTCTTTTACAGCAAATGCTGCAGGTAAAAGTGGTACATTTAGAATGGCTAGTAGTATTGAAGGCGTTTATCAAATAAGAAGCCCTTACGACATAGGTTCTTCTGACAAAGCTGGTGTAAAAGTTAGACGTAATTTAAAAAGAGAAGAACAACAACTTAAGAGGACTCGTAAAGATGGAGTTAGAAGAATACTTCAAATGGAAAAAGATTTTAAAGGTTTAATTCAAAATAAAAAAGGAACCATAAGAGGTTCAGACCATGCAAATGAAGCACGTATTGCCATGGGTAGAAGTTTAGCTTTATTTAGACAATCTGGTGCTGTAGGAAATGTAAGAGCTACAGACGTGTTTAGAATGATGGACAATAGTCAAAAAAGAAATTTAGGTATTGATGGTCCAATGTTGGATAAACAAGGAATATTAGATGTCATTGATGATAAAGCTAATAGTATAGCTAACTTTGCAGAGGTAAATATGAGTTCTGTTGGTTATTACGGTAAAAGAGAAACAATTCAACTTGGTCAATTGTCTGGTCAACAAAGCACTCCCGATACACTATATCAACATGGGAGTGGTAAAACACCTGGGGTTACAAAGTTTTATGGAACATTTTATCAAAACATGGCTAATGGAAGTATGGCTAGTGGAGAGATGCCTGTACTAAATCTTAATGAAGGAGATATGAAAAACATGGTTGGTATGTTTAAGAATCCTTTAACTGGAAAAATTGATTATAGAAAAGCATCTAAGTTTACAGGTATTGAACCTGAAGCAATTAGAGACCTGGGTTTTAAAAATGAGGGTGACAGAATATTCCTAGAAAAATTTGGATTTGATTTAAGCATGAATCTAAATCCGGCTAGTGACCCAAAAATTAAGGCAATATTAGAAGGTAGCTGGGAAGGGTTTGTAACAGCATTTAATTTAGCTAAAGCACAGGGTGGTCCTTTTAGAGGGCCTAGAGGTGGTTATATAGCATTAAATGACCCTAGACATCCAATTAATGAATACAAAAGAATATTCTTAGGTAAAGATTTTATAC